AGAAGACGCAATCATCATTTACAGGGTTCAAAGAGCACCTGAAAGAAGAGTGTTCTACATAGACGTAGGTAACATGCCAACACACTTGGCGATGCAATTCGTTGAAAGAGTCAAGAATGAGATCAACCAGAGAAGAATTCCAAGTGCATCGGGTGGAGCAAACTTCATAGATGCAACATACAACCCAATGTCAATAAACGAAGATTACTTCTTCCCACAGACAGCAGAGGGTAGAGGTTCTAAAGTGGACACACTTCCAGGTGGTACAAACCTTGGTGAGATAGATGACTTGAGATTCTTTACAAACAAACTGTTCAGAGGATTAAGAATTCCAAGTTCTTACTTGCCAACAGGTGCGGAAGACGGTGGACAGCAGTATAATGACGGTAGAGTTGGAACTGCTTACATACAAGAATTGAGATTTAACAAATATTGTGCGAGATTACAATCAATGTTGGCAGGAACATTCGATGAAGAGTTCAAATTATGGATAAAATCAAAAGGCTACAACATAGACAATGGTATGTTTGAACTAAAATTAAATCCACCACAAAACTTTGCACAGTATAGACAGACAGAAATGGACCAAAGTAGGGTGAATACATTCACAGCAGTTGCAGAACTGCCTTACATGAGTAAAAGATTTGCGTTAAAAAGATATCTTGGACTTACGGAAGAAGAAATGGCAAGAAATGCCGAACTATGGGCAGAAGAAAACAATGTTCCACAAAGAAAACAAACTAAATCTAACCAACTTCGAGGTGCCGGTGTTACACAATCGGGTATTACTAGTGACTTAGACCAATTTGAAGAGCCAACAGCAGATGCAGAAGCACCAGGACCGGATCAACCACAACCAGGACAGCCAGGAACTACACCGGGTGGACAAGGTAGCGGTGGTACAACGCCGGGTGGTACAGGTGGCGGTGGCCAGGTATAAGGATTAAATACGTAAAATGAAACTATTTGAATTTTTTACATATGGCGCAGATGGGTTTGAACAGGACAAAACCTATGAACCTGAAAACGACATCTCTATTTTAGACGATGAAGATACAAGAAAAACACGTTTGACTCTCAAACAAATTAATTCAATGAGGTTAGCGTCAGAGGCACACGACGCTCAACAGAAAGAAGAAGCCGTTTTCGTCCAAAAGATGTACGGCACTCCAGCACAAGACGATAACTTATCGTTGTAATGTCAAGAATAGCATTTGTATTAGGAAACGGTGAATCACGTAAGGGCATCGATATCGATGATCTTAAGAAATTAGGCACTGTTTTTGCCTGCAATGCCGTTTATAGGACACATCGACCAGACTTCTTGATAGCAGTTGACCCAAAAATGATAATGGAGATCGGGGAAACAGAGTACATGATGCACAATCAAGTGTGGAGCAACTTCAATGCTCAGTATAACAAAAATCAAAGAATAATGGATCACTGCAATTGGTTCAAACCAAGCCTGGGTTGGTCAAGTGGACCAACAGCACTTAGAATGGCATGCGAACGTGGTTTCAAAGAGATATACATACTGGGGTTTGACTATCAAGGGCACAGGGACGGACAAAGATTTAAACTTAACAACATATTCGGTGACACAAGGAACTATAAGAGACGTAAGGACGAGGCAACCTTTTACGGAAACTGGATGAACCAAACAAAGCGTTGTCTACAAGACTTCAAAGATGTGAAGTTTCACAGAGTGGTGCCTGAAAATTGGTTTACACCGAAAGATCTTGACTGGATTAAGAACATGCAACACCCAACCACCGATGAATTCCTTAAACAATTTGATTTGAAACTAAAATCATAGAAAAATACCTCTTTTTACACCAGTTATACCACCGTTTTTGCATCTTTACAGTAAATACAAACACTTATAAGTACAAATCGACAATAAAGGAGCACGTGTAATGTCAAATAATAAATTTGAGAGTTTATTGGAATTACTAATAAACGAAGAAAACGACAAAGCAGAAGCACTTTTCCACGAAATCGTAGTTGAAAAATCTAGAGATATCTACGAAAATTTAGCGGATGAAGAAGTGACTGCTGAGGCGAAAGAAGAGTCTAAAGATGAAGTTAAAGAAACTGAATCATCTGCAGAAGCAAAAGTAGAAGAAACTGCTGAAGAAAAAGTAGAAGAAACTACAGAAGAAGCAAAAGATGACAAAGTTGAAGAAACTTCTGAAGAATCTAAAGACGAACAAGTAGACGAAGTTGTAGAATTAGAAGATGAAGCAACTGAATCAGAAACAACTGAAGAAGAATCAATTGAAGAAGTAGGCGGAGACGCAACTGACGAATTGGTTAAAGACATATCAAGCGAAGAAGAAGGCGAAATGGATGCAGACAACGGCGAAGAAATGCCAGCAGACATGGACGCTGACAAAGGCGAAGGTGATGTTGAAGACAGAGTTGTTGACTTAGAAGACGCTTTAGACGAATTAAAAGCAGAATTCGAAGCAATGATGGGCAAAAAAGACGGTGAAGAAGAAAAAGAAGACGAGTCTTTAGAAGTTGCACCAGCATTAACTCCAGAAATGCCAGTGGAAGGCAAAAAAGCAGACATGAAAAAAGAAAAAATGGATGAATACAAAATCCAGAAGTCTGCAGATACAGCCGACCATGCTGATTCAAAATCATCTCCAGTAAAAGATGCAGGTAACAAACTACCAAAAGGTGGTAAAATTACACAAGGCGGAGCAGACGAAAAAGGAAGACCGGCTCCAACTGCACAAAAAATGAGTGATTTTGAGAATACCCCAGGTAAAGACAAGTCTACTTCTTACAAGAAGCCAGGCAAAGCCGATACTGCGGACCATTCAGATAAATCAGCAAAATCACCAGTTGCTAACAAGTAATTGTTGATTAACAGGAGTTTGGAATGTCAGCACTATACCTAAGGGAGAATCTAACTTTTAACGAAGCCAGAGTCCAGATCTTACACGAGAACGACGGAAAAGATTTGTACATGAAAGGCATCTGTATTCAAGGTGGGATTAAGAATGCTAATCAGAGAGTTTATCCAGTGCAAGAAATTGCGAGAGCAACAAAAACACTGAATGATCAGATTAGTTCAGGGTACTCTGTGTTAGGTGAAGTAGACCATCCAGATGATTTAAAAATTAATTTGGACCGTGTGTCACACATGATTACTGAAATGTGGATGGACGGTCCAAATGGATACGGCAAAATGAAAATTTTGCCAACACCAATGGGCCAACTTGTCAAAACTATGCTGGAATCGGGTGTGAAACTAGGCGTATCGTCAAGAGGAAGTGGAAACATTTCTGAATACGGTGGCGGCGAAGTTTCAGATTTCGAGATCATCACAGTTGATGTTGTAGCCCAACCTTCGGCACCGGGTGCTTATCCCACGCCAATTTACGAACACCTAATGAATACCAAGGGTGGTAACATGGCAAAGGGACTGGCGGCTGAAGTTAGAAATGACCCTAAAGCACAAAGGTATCTAAAAGATGCCCTAACAAACATAATAAAGGACCTAAAATAATGATTGATGCAATATCAAAACTTGTTGAATCGGGAGCAATTTCAGAAGATGTGCAAAAAGGCATCCAAGAGGCTTGGGATTCAAAAATCAAGGAAAACAGAGAAACTGTTGGTGCTGAATTAAGAGAAGAGTTCGCAAAAAGATACGAACACGACAAGTCTAACATGATCGAAGCGATCGACAAGATGATGACTGAGAAGTTATCTGAAGAGATCACAAAGTTCGTTGAAGACAGAAAAGCACTAGCACAAGAAAAAATCGCTTACAAAGAAAACGTAGGCACACATTCTGCTAAACTGCAAGAATTTATCATGCAGAAGTTATCAGAAGAGTTAAAAGAACTACACAGTGACCGAAAAGGTGTTCATGAAAACTTTAACAAAATGGAAGAGTTCGTAGTAAACGCTCTTGCAAAAGAAATTAAAGAGTTCCATGAAGACAAAAAAGGCGTTGTGGAAACGAAAGTCAAACTAGTAGCCGAAG